CATGACGGCGCCGGAGTGGAAGCCGTGACCGCCGTCGTGAAAACCGGGTCCGGTGACGGGTACGGGTACGGGTCCGGGGACGGGTCCGGTGACGGGTCCGGTGACGGGTCCGGTGACGGGTCCGGTGACGGGTCCGGGGACGGGTCCGGGTCCGGGTACGGGGACGGGGACGGGTCCGGGTACGGGTCCGGGTCCGGGTACGGTGACGGGTCCGGGGACGGGTCCGGGTACGGTGACGGGTACGGGTCCGGGTCCGGGTCCGGGTACGGTGACGGGTACGGGTCCGGGTCCGGGTCCGGGTACGGTGACGGGTCCGGGGACGGGTACGGGTCCGGGGACGGGTCCGGGTACGGTGACGGGGACGGGTCCGGGTACGGGTCCGGGGACGGGTCCGGGTCCGGGTACGGGTCCGGATAACGAACGGCTTGGGGTGAGCCCGAAAAGCCCCACCAGCCAACCGCAGTGGATAGGCGCCTGCACAGGGAGCACAACATGAGCGCATGGGTGGATGACCAGTTCCGCAAGGTGCGGGAAGAGTTGGAGCGCGCCAAGAAAGAGCGTGACGCGCATGAACTCCTGAAGTTGCGGGCGCTCCAGGAACTGGAAGCCACCCGGACCCAGCTGCGCGCACTGCAGGAAGAGCACGCCAAGTGCAAAGGAGAAGGCCAGTGACACATCCCATCTACCTTGCCGCTCACGCGCGCAAGAACACCAAGCACGGGCAGGCCATCAGCGCCGCGTCCAACGCAGCACTCGGAGGCGCTGGCTCAGCACACAACGGCCAGCACGCAACCCACGTCTACGTGGTGGCACGTGTTGGGGACATCTTCCTGCGCTTGGACGGAGACGTCCCCTTTGCCAAGTTCGGCCCGTGGCATCCGCGCTTTGGCGTCTATGCGGATGGTCCTCTGTCCGCACTCCTCTGGCGCGTCTATGACACGGATGGGGCGTGCTTTGAGCAGATGCTGACGCTGGCGGACAACCCTCCGCCTTATGACCCGCTGGAGATTGGGCAGGCCACCCTCACCGCACTCCGCGAGCTCATCAACAACATCCCGTTCCCATGGGGCAGGGTTGCGCTTCCACGCGTGCCAAAACTCCGCTCAGACGTGGCGGATGCGTGCGTGCGTGCGATGATTTGCACGCGGCTGGCTGGGAAAGTCCTGGGCATCACGCCACCAACCCTCTACCCGGAGTCCCTGTGCCGGGTGGCTTCCACGGCGTTTGGCCCATCCATGGGTGTCGCTGAAGTTCTGCGCGGAGCGTGAAGCCATGAGCCACGGATTCCACCAGTCAGAAGATGACGCCGACGCCGGCAAGACCGAAGTGCCTTCCAAGGACAACGGCTGGCTTGGCGTCAGAAGGGTTGTCCGGCACCACAGCGGCCACGACACCGAAGACGCTCAGCGCCTTGTCCGCCCACACGCTGCTCCATCTGTCCGCCGCTGTGAGTGCGGGGAGCGCATTGCCCGTGACAGTGACACCGGCAAGTGCAAGCGCTGCTGGATGGGCATGCGTCCGTCCGGTCGCGTGAAGCCGGAGGACGGTGACTTTGCGGTTGGGGACACGGTGGAGTGGGTGCCTGGGCGCAGCATGCCAACGTCCGTCCTGCGGCGTGGCGTGGTGGTGCGGCTTGGCCCAATCCGGGTGACTTTCCGAGACGCCAACGGCACGCTCCACACTGTGGACCGGTTGTCCCTGAGGATTGCCAAGTGACGCTCAAGACGGAAGACGTGCGGCGCATCGTGCTGGAGGCTGGAGCGGCTGGCGTCACCCGCAAGGAGATTGCCGTCATTCTTGGAGTACCGCGGCATGACGCCGGCCTCCACATGGCGCTGGAGGAACTGGCAAGGCGCAAAGAGATCAACCATGACCACACGGCACCCTTGAGCGGACCGCTCAGGTGGCGTGCCACGCAGTAAGAGAGGGTGCCAAGATGAGATGCACAGCGAAGGTGAAGGACGGAGCGGACCTGCTTGCCCAGATGCGCGCGGCGCAGACGATGCCGCGCGGGGAGCGGCTGGCGAGCCATTTGGATACGCGAGACCCGTACGCGGCGCGTCCGCGTCTTTGGTGGCGGATGTGGCATCGACGCGAGCACACCGCTCCGAGGGAGCACGCATGGTCGTGGCCCGACGACGTGCGCCATCACGCCGCGCCGCTGGCCCTCGCCCGCGAGCGCCGCCGCCGGGAGCGCGCGGAGGGGGAGGTCGCGGACCTTCGCATGGACTTGTTCATCGCGGAGCGTGACGGCGACCTCGCAGAGATTGAGCGCCTGCGCGCCGAGCGCGACACCATCCGCGCCGAGGTGGCGCGCCTCACGCCGCAGCCCATCACGGGAGACACGTCGGACGGCTACCACACGTTCAATGAGTTGTACGCGCACCGCATTGCACTGTGGAAGTCCGTTTGCAGGATCTCTGGTGGGGCGTGGCGCTCAAGGAAGCACAGCGACGGTAGCGAGGTCCCCGGGTGGTTCATTCTTGGACTCGGGAAAGAACCCGGAAGCCAGTGCACGTACCACCTTCCAGATGCGGAATGGGATGCGTGCGCCTTTGCCGAAACGCTGGACACCGCGCCCACGTTCGACGGGCACACGTCGGCAGATGTGCTGGCGCGCCTTGACGGCCTCCAGCCGCCCACGCGCGAGGAGGTGGAGCGCGCAGTGGATGCGTTGTTGGAGGCGCTGCTCATGTGCCGTGGGCTTCAAGCCGCCCGCGACGCGCTGGTGAAACTGGCGACCAGGGGGACGTGATGCCTGTTCTTCGCTGTGACTCACGCCTTCACGTGCATGCACTGTCTTGTGGTGGTCCTGTTCTCAGTGCTCCTCAAGGGGTGATGACAGGCCACGGCGTGTCATGGATCTGGTGAAGCGCGGCGTGGAGCAGGTGCGCATCCCCGGACGTGGACCATGAGTTCACTTCAATCTTCAGGTGCAGCACGTTCCAGCCCGCACGGAGTGGCAAGAGGCTCGGGAACGTGACCAGTTGATTCCCCGTTGCCACGCTCACAGACGTGTCCTCACTGACCGCGCCGTTCATCTCTGCACGGATGTTGACGTCAGCCGTGGACGTGCCAACACGGAGAAGCAGCGTCAACTCAACGCCCACGCCGTACACGTAGCCTGGAGGGCAGTGGATGGTGGGAATCCGGCTGTCAATGATGCGGGACGGCGTGACAAGGCTGCTGGTGAGCGGCGGGTTGCCAAAGTCCAAGTCCGCTTGGTCTGGGAAGCCCCACGCCGTCTGCCAGATGGTGTGCTTCTGAGGGTGCCCCATGAGCCCACCCGTGTGGTCATGTCCGGGCGCAGTCTCTCCAAAGATGGGCGTGGGCGGCGCCACCTGCTGCAGGTTGCCAAACGCGCTGGAGACGGCCTCACCGTTCAGGTACTCGGACACCCAACGCGCGTGTTCAGCCGCAGCCGCAATGACGTCACCGTCCGCAGGGCTGACATAGTCCATGTCCGTGGAGCGCTTGCCGCGCGGTGAGCGGCTCCCTGTCACAAGTGCGCCGGGCATTCATTCCTCCGTGTACCAGAGCACGCTGGCAACCTGGACGTGGTTGTTGGTGTGGCCCACCGTGGTGCGGTTGAACTGCACGTCCCACGTGTTGATGGCGTTTTCCGTGAACGCATAGGCGTTGGTGCTGGCTGAAGGCGTCTGAAGGACTTGGTACGCGTTGGACGCGCCAACCGTGCTCACAAAGTTCCGCGTGGTGGCACCAAAGGACATATCCACGGACGCCTCCACAGCACCCGCCTTGGCTCCGTCAACCCAAACAAGGACGGCGCTCTTGAGTTTGCTGGTGCCAGTCGTGGTGTTGGCGCTGCGTGGCATGTACGTGCGCCCAATGGCAAGGATGACCGCGCTGGTGGTCTTGGCGCACGGGGCACGCGAGAAGTGCCCGGATACCTCGGTGACCGAATCACTGAGACCAGCAAACCCGCCGAACGAACACGCGACGTGAGCCACTCCAATCTCCGGGGAGTCCCCCGTGGCTCCGCTGTTGGTGTGGCCACGCGTGATGGTTAGAGCGTCATTGCCTGGGGCAGGCAGGCCAGTGGCCTTCTCGTACACAAGCGCTGCGTTCTCCATCAACTTCTGGATGAGGCCCACGTGCAGCGGGGAGTCACCCGTTGACGGGACCCACTTCTCGTCAATCGGCTGCCATGCGTTGGTGGCGTCAGGGTCACCCACCTGCACATTCACTCCATCCCTGTACTGCGTCCATGCGTTTGGGTTGAGGACCACGCCTTGTCCAAGCCGGTAGACGCCAACCACACAGCTGCCGTAGATGACGCGCACACGCTCACGCGCACGCAGGTTGGTGCGGACGTCCACGTAGTAGACGCCAGCGCTGGGCACCTGGAACGTTGCGCCCCAATGCTGCGTGCTGAAACCCATTGCAGCACTGGCTGCATAGGCCATCTGTGAAGCGTCCCGTGAGGACGTGTCCGCGTTCTCCTTGAGGCGGATGTTCTCCATGCCCGTGACAGCCGCTCCGGTGTCATCACGGACGGTGAACCACATGTCCGGGTCACTGCTGGTGTCCATCAGGAACAGGATGTCACGGTTGACCCACCCGCTTGGGACGTAGATGAGGTGCGCCTTGCATGGAAGGTCATCCGCGTCTGCCGTGGAGCCCGTCTCAATGATGGTGAATGGCGCCGCGTAGGTGGTCAGGCCCGGGGTGAACGCGTCAACGTCTGCGTTCGGCCCACGGGTGCCGTGGACCATTGCGGAGAACGTGCGCACCAGAAGCGTCCCACGTCCGCTGGTGCTGTGGTTGTGCCTGTGGGCTGCGTTGGTGCTTGCCGCCGTGGTGCCAGCCTGATTTGCCGCAAGGCCAGTGGCGCGCTCATAGCCGTGCCCTTGGTCAGCAATGACGGTGCGGATGGTGCTGGCCTTGATGGGCTCACCAATGGCGGTGTCCACCACGCGAAGGCCTGCGAATGCGGAACCAATCGGAACGGCCATGGGTCACCCGTACTCATCGGCGTTGGCGTCGCTGCTGCCAAGGCGCCCGTTGTCGTCGGCCACAAAGGCGTGACCGCGCTGGTCAAGGCCCTGTGTGTTTGCCGTGGTGTTGTCCGCGTTGTCGTACAGCGCTTGCACCAGCATGTCACCCGCTGCAGGGGTGAACCCCACCGTCCCGGTGACCGTGACCGTGGCATCCGCAACGGCAGAGACCGTCAGCACGCCTGATGCCGTGGAGAACGGTGGCGTTGCGCTGGCGTCAAGGAGGAGCACCTTCCACCCAACAGCGAACTGGCGCCCCGGGGTTGTCGCACCTCCAAAGCGGTGATTGGTGGTGAGCGTGGCCACCTGGGGCGGGCCAGCGCTCCAACTTGCCACTTTGGCCGTCGGAGACGTGGGCTTGCTGGACCACGTGTCTGACAGGCTAAGGCGCACGCCTTGGCTCAGTTGCTCAAGGTCAAAGCCACTGGTTCCCGTGACTTCAAGCGCCTGATTGTCCAGCGTGCCGCCGTCAAACGCGTTGAGGTTGGCACACGTCACGCGCACAACCTGCCCAGGCTGCAGCGTGATGAACCGCAACGGGACAAGGATCGAGTACCCGCGTATCCCGTTCTGCCGGCGCCACATGACCTTGTTTGCGCGGGCGGTGAGCGCTGCAAGGTCAGCTGGCATGATGGCGTACTGCTCCGGCGTGTACCCGCGCTCAGGGCGCGAGACGTTCAACCCGCGCATGGTCACCTCTTCCTCATGCGCAGAATCTCGGAAGGTCTCATAGGTGCGCGGGTCACGGATGTTGATGGTGCCCTTGAGCTCACCGTCCAGCGGGTCAACGTTGCACTTCACGCTGAGCGTGTGGAGCGCCTGCGTTTCATCGTCCTCCGCGTCAAAGTCCGAATCCACCGCAATGGTTCCGTCTTCATCTGAGAGCGTGGCGGAGATTGTGGTGTACTCGCCAATGCCGCTGAGCCGGACAGCGGTGATCTTCCCGTCAATGCTTGCGAGGTAGGCGCCGCACTGGCGCATGACGTCCTCAAGGAAGTCACGCAGGTTCTCGGTTCCTGCAGCACCAAGCCGGTAGCAGAACCCTTCACCGCCCGTGTCTCCAAGGGCTTCAAACGAGGCAATGTCAACAAGGTCATTGGAGATGCACGCGCCAAAGCGGCGCTCATAGTCACCCGCGGTCACGGATGAACTGTTGCCGCTGCTGCCAGTGCCCCAGAGGTCATCATACACGGTGTTGTCACCCTGTCCCGTGGTGGACAGCATCACCCGCAGCGCCTCAATGGCTGGCGCTCCGGTCAGGTGCATCTGCAGGCGGACCGTGATGCTCACGCCCTGGGGGATGAAGGTCTCCCCCGTGAGGTTGCCGGTGATGACCGGGGATGACGTGACCGCTGCCCACGTCTCCGCAATCGCGCCACCGCCCACGTAGATGACGCCTCCAACGGCATCAATGTCCAGCACTTCCTCCACGCTGACACTGGAGTCCGTTCCGTTGCTCACCGTCACCACAGCGTGCAGGCCGTCCACTGCAGCAGAAGGAAGGGAGTCAAAGCTTGGACCGAGTTCCAGGCCAATCATGGGGCGTGGAGGAGAGTCAGAACTCTCCACCAGCGTGATGGACGTGACTGGCAGGTTGTCCAACCCCACTGCAATCTGGCGGTCAATCAGCTGGATGGCGTCCCGGAAACTCAGCGACCATGACCGCGTCATGGCGCTGTACTTGGGGTTGCCGTCAAAGACCATCCGCCGGTCAAGGCGCCAGAAGCCTCCCAGGTGCATCCAGAGTTCCGCCATGCGCCCCTTCAGCGCACGCGGAGAACATCCAGCCACAGCCCCTGCAGCGTGGCTGTGGAGCATGTCTCCGGGAAGTCCGGCATAGACACGGCTGCAGCCAGTGAACGTGCCGGAGCCAACGGTCCCAATCTGGATGGCCTCACGATCAATGTACAGCACATCACCCGCTGAGAAGCCGGACGTGGACTGCACGTCAATGCCCGTCTCCGTGGCGTCCAAGTCCTCCACAATGCGCGTCTTGGGCAGCGTCCTACGCTGGAAGTACTTGTCCCAGCGGACGTCACTCTTGATGGTGCACTTGAACCCGCCTCCCTCAACCATGAGCATGGAGTGGTTGAGCGTGCTTCCTTCAGCAGATCCAGACCCAATGGCCTCAACCGTGGTCAGTGATGCTGGAGCGGCGCCAACCCATGCGGCACCATTGCGGTCAAACGTCAACCCTGCGCTGGTGGAGAACGCAACAGGGATGCCGCTGATGACCAGCACAACATCCAGCCCATCAACTGCTGCGCCTGCGTCAAGTACGTCCTGAAACGTCATGGTTCATCCCTCCCAGGTCGCACCGACAAGAGCAATGGCCACGTTGTAGAACGGGGATGACGTGCGGCGCCTCTCAGGTTCAAACATCGTGAGGTTCACGTTCCCGCCGTCCGTGGCAAGTGTGTACGTGGCGACCGGTGCCTTGCTCACAGGAGCCCCGGCAGGATGCGCAACAGCCGCGGGGCGCTCCACGGTGAGCGTGGTTGTGCCTCCTCCACTGGTCACAAGCATCCGCTCACCGTCCAGCCAGATGACATCGTCATTGGCGATGCCGGTTCCGCTGGCCACAGAGATGGACGTAGCGGCAGCCGTCACGGCAGCCGTCACGTAGGTCTTGGTGGCGTCCTTGTCGCTGTAGACACGCACGAACTCACCACGGCTGGCCCACTTCCAAAACAACGTGAAGAGCGTGTGGTCAGAGTCAGAATCAGTGCCGCGGTTCACACGGCCAACCTCATCACGCACCAAGTCACGCCACACGGTGTCCAGTACAATGACGCGAGAACCGGAACCCGTCCCAATGGTGGCAGGCCATGACCTGCGGTTGAAACCAATCAGTGCGCCGCCACGCTCACGCGGAACATCCGGGAATGACGTGTTGCGCTCCTTGCGGCTGTTGGTGCCGTCGTAAGGGCTCCAGATCCCGTGATAAAACCCAGTGTCATACGTGCCGTTCACAAGCGTTGAAGTGGAAGGAGAGAGTCCAAGGCGTTGAAGGACGCGCTTTCCTTCAGCGTTGCATGTTGCCGGCGTGATGGTTCCTCCACCAAAGCCAGCGGCCTCATCCCAAAAACCAATGAACGGAGGTGGATTTGGTGTGATCGTCCATATCGAGCCACCCTCCTCAACATCCATCAACGCAGCAACCTTTCCTTGCAGTGAGTACGCAAGCGTCTTGCTGGTCCCATAAATAGGGTCGTTCCAGTAGACGCCAACTGGAAGAGTGGTTGTCTCTGGACTTGACGTCTGCGCACCAGTCCAACCGATGGTGCACGTCCCGCGCACGGTGTGGCTGCAGACAAGAAGAGGGACAGGCATGGCTCAGCCTCGCATCCTGCGTCTGTCAAACGCGTTGGAGAGCGCACGCCGCGTCACAATCGCAACCGCGCGTGCACCCTTCTGCTCATCAGCGGAGGAGATGGTGGAATACTGGTTCACGTTGACCACAAACGTCCCATCACCAGACGCCTGACGTCCTGCAATGGAACCTCCACCACCTCCATCACCACCACCGTCACCGCCAAACGAGAAGGAGCCATCACGGCCACGGCGCATGTCCAGCGTGTCCTTCTCCTCCTGGGTGAGTGCAATGGGCCCACCACCTCCACGCAGAGCACCGATGGACCCAGCGCCAATCAGTGCGCCAGTGCCAAGAGTGCCGTAAGCGCTTGCAGCCGCAAAGTGGACGCCTGCAGCGGTGAAGTGCGCAGCTGCATCGGCGGGGTTGATGAACAGCATCCCAAAGCCAAGCGCCGTCTCACGCAAGCCGTCAGCGCTGGACATGATGGCTTTCCCTGTGGCCTCCGCACCCATGGCACCCAAGCGCGCCTGGACTTCGCGCGCAATGATGGCCGGCAACTCATTCGAGAAGATGACAAGGTCCCGGTAGTTCTCCCGGTTGATGGTGCCCAGCGTGGCCAGCGCGTCCGTGAAGTCCGTTACAATGGGCTGCACAACGGACATGACCACGCCGTAAGCCATGGTCTCTGCGCTGAGAGCCGCCTGCACAACAATGGCCTTGGTGTCCTCCTCGCGGCGCTTGCGCACCTCTGCCGCAAGTTCACGCTCCGCATCACGCCGCAATGCAGCTGCAAGCGCGGCTTCCTTCGTGCCCTCCACAAGTTTCAGCAGGCGCGTGATCTCGTCATTTGTGGGTACTGCAAACGCGTAGAAGGACTTGACGCGGTCTTCATTGGAGCGCGCAAACTCGCCACGCAGGCGCACAAGTTCATCATTGGCGCGAGCAATGCGGTTCTCAATCTGAGAGGCTGTTGCGTCAGCCATCTTCATGATGTCTTGGTTTTCTGAGCGCGCAAACTCACGCGCCTTGTCCGCGCGCTTCTTGGCTGACTCATTGGCCAGCGCAACCACGTTGTGCCACAGGGTTACCTCTGCGTCCCACTTCTTCTTTGCGGCGTCTTCAGAAGCCTTGAGTTCATCTTGCCGAGTCTTCTTGTCGTTTGCCGCCTTCCACTCACCAAACGCCACAGCGTCAGCCTTGGCAGCTGCATCTCGGTTTGCGCGTGTTTCACGCTCAATGGCTGCGGTCTCTGCACCGTAGTCCTGCTCCAACTTCAGAAGTTCCTCTTGCGCATCCTTGACTGCCTTGGTCGCAACAGGACCAGCACCCGGGACCCACTCCATCTGTGCGGCAAAGCGCTTGGCTGCAACAACCTTGTCACGCGCAACAACCATGTCCCAATACCGGGCTTCATTTGCAGCCTTGCGCGCGAGGAGTTCAGCCTCCTTCTTTGCAAAGTCCTCCTGGGTGAGCACCTTGCGCGCTGCAAGGATGAGGTCAGTGATGCGAGTGACCTCCTTGCTGTAGGTTTCAAACTGCTTTGCGGCTTGCGCCTCAGCCGTCTTGTGAGCGTCTGCAAGTTGGTAGATGACGCCAGCAGCAACCGTTGCAGCACCAATGAGCCCGCCAACTCCACCTGCGCCAAGCGCCTTCACAACGGAAAGAGCGCCCTCTGCCATCATTGCGGATGACTTGAACGACGCAAGGCCTACGTTGTCCAGGTCCTTGCCTACCTCCTTGAGAGAGCCGCCAACCTCGTCCAAGGAAGATGACCAGTTTGCATTAGACTTCTTGGACTCCTCTGCTGCCTTCTTCTGGGCGCCCTCAACGTCTCCAAGTTGCTTGACGGCTTCCTCTGCTCCGTCAACGCCAACTTTCACCGTGAAGTTACTTCGCGTTGCCATTGCGGGCCTCCAGGTATTCCCGGCGCCACTCAAGCGCCAAGCGGTTCAGGACGCGCCAGTAGTGAGGCACCGCAAGGATCTCACCAGTGATGACGCCGACACTGTCAGGACCGGGAAGCAACTGGGCAGCCAGCAGGACAGCGGGGTCACTCCGTCCCATTGCCACAGGGCAGCGCTCAGCCGGAGGGCTGATGAGCAGCTTCAACGGATGCGGCGCAACGTCACCGCAGTTCCCGTTGAGTTTCAGCAGCCGTGGGGCGTCCATGCAGTCCCCGCAGTCAAACTGGCGTGGCCGCTGGTACAGCCACGCCCTCAGCCTTCCCCCATCTCGGGGTCAACCTCCTGAAACGCGCGCACTTCCTCCAGCGCGTGAATCAGAAGGCCCACCTTGCCCACCGCCAGCAGGCGCTCCACAGTCTCAGCGCCGCCCACCGTGCCAGCCTCCACCACCGCGCGTGCGTGGTCCAACACCACCTTCAGGCGCTCAGGATCACGGTCCACGGCTGCACGAACTGCATCCGCAAACGTGGCCATGCCTTCCGCTTCCGCTGCGCCCTGGGGCGTCTTGTGCTGCTCCAGCAGGCTGCGGCGGACACGGACCTCAACCGCGTGGGTGGCTGCCTCGTACTGCGTGCGCATCTCGTTCCAGCGCAGTGGGTCAGCCGGGTTGCCGATGTGCTTGCACTCCACCCAGAAGCGCTTGTCCGCCGTGCGCTTCTGGATGGCTTCCTGGACCTTCTCCGCGGTCTTGGCAAGAATGCCACTGGTGATGGGGTCCGTGTCCTTCAGTTCATCGGAGCGCGCGCGGATGCGCTTCTCCTCCTGCACCAAAATGCTGGTGACCGGCGTCTGCTTTGTGCCCTTCCAGAGCGCTTCCATGTGCACACCCTCTCCTTGCGTTGTTGTTTGGTTGAATCACTCACCAGAGAACACGTGGTAACTGATGGGCCACGTGAATCCGGCAGCCTGCTGTGCCGTGGTGGGCATGTGGGCCTTGACCGTCACGGTCTGGGCTTCCTTCTTCCCGTTCACGGCGTCTGCCACCTTGAAGGTCACGTTGGGCATGTAGACCAGCGCGCCGCCGCCACCGCTGGGGGCGTAGAAAACCACCATGAGTTCGTGCGGGCTCTGCGCGTCATGGGACGTCCAACGGTCCGCGTCGTAGTACTCGGAGAACGTCATCCCCGCGCCTTCAACGTCCGTGTTCACAAACCCGTCGCGGCCCTCGTCGCCGCTGTCACACTCCACCCACTCCTTGCCAATGCCGAAGTCAATCTGCCCGTCGTAGAAGCAGACGTTTTCCGTGCCGTCAATGATGAGTTCAGAACCCTTGGCAATGAGCGCGTTGGTCACAAACGCGTTGGGCGTCTTGGACGAGATGGTCAGGCCCGCCGCGTAGGTGTTGAATTCCAGTCCGAACACGTAGCGCAGGGTATTGCCCGCGGCCACGCCCTGCATCTGGAGGGTGAACGCGCCGCCCGCGCCGAGGAGCCGCTTGACGCTGTCACGCTCATGGTTGACCCACAGGGCCTTGTTGTACTGGCCAAGCGTGGGGAAGAAGTCAAACGCGCCTTCAAGCACGGTGTTCTGCGCGGCAGCAGAGAAGTCCCGGCTCAGCGTGATGTCCGTGCCGCTGATGGCCTTCACAATAGCGCCTTCACCAGTGGCCGCGTTGCGCACCGCCTTGCCAACCGCAAGTCCCGTTGCGGAACTCACCTTGAGCGGCGTGGTCTTCCCTAGGCCACTTGCCGCAGCAATGGTGGTCCCAGCAAAAGCCGTGTTGGCAGCCGCACCAAAGTAGGATTCCAGCGCCTTCTGCATGAAGCACGTGGTGGGGTCAGTCCCGGTGCCAAACACCTTGGAGCCGTTCCAGACGCGCGTGGTCACCTGGAGGGTGGACTTCTTGACCGTGGCAACTGGTGGCGTGGTGGCGCCATACTCATTGCCCTCCACGGCGTCATCCGTGCCCTGCTCCAGAACCGGAAGCGGCTGGTCAATGGCGGGTACGTGGGTGAACGTGTCACCACCCACAGGCGCCGCAGTGGTGAACGTGGCCTTTTCAATCAGGTAGATGCCGGAAACCTTCGCGGAACCGATTGCCATGGCTGCCTCCTTAGACCTGCATGTTCTCGCGGCCATGAGCCACGAAGTTGATGGTCAACTCTCCGACGTTCCCGCCTGCATCCAGGTCGCGCCGGTCATCAATGGACGCCTCACCGTCCTGTGAGCACTCCGCACCAATGCCGTGCACCGCACGCTCAATGAGGTCCACAAGCGTGCAGTAGTCCTGCGCAATAAGCGTGGTGAACGCCCTGCGCGTAGCACCAGCATTGACGTACCATACCGTGACGCTGAACCGGACAAGACGCTCAACCTGTGCAACCGCGTCCTCATGGCTTGTAGTGGTGGTGGTCTCCGTGGAGTCCACGCCGATCTCAAAGCCGTGGTCCACGGGAACCTCCGGCTCCCCAGCGTGCTGGACCTCTGCAAACCCAGTGGCCACATGCACGGCACTGTTGGCCGTGGGCGTGGCTGCCGTCACCGTGCTGGCCACAAGGTCCGTCAGCGTCTTCATGAAGAGGTTGGCCATTGGTCAGTACCTCCGCCGGGCAATGATGCCGGAGCGGATGTCAGGTCCTGCGCTGACAACGGGCTGGTTCCACTGCCTGTCACGCTTGTGGCTGAACGCGTCTCCGTCGTCATACCGCAGCGCCAGTTTGTCCCTCGTCTCCATGTACTGCGCCTCATGGTACTGGTGGAGGCGGTCAAAGATGTCATCCGGGCTGCGCATGAACGCCGCAAACATCTTGGCTGCAGCGGCATGGAGGATGACGCGGTGGAAGGTCTCCGGCGGAGACACCAGAGCAGGGCGCCGCCCAGCTGCAATCACGTCATCCACCACGCGCTGCCACGCCGGCATGATGAACACCTGATGGGCGTATGTCTCCGCGGAGAGGCCTCCAACGGTCTGCGTGGAAAGCATCTGGTGGACCTGGACGTGGAGCGCCTTGAGGTCATCCACGCGCACAGGGATGAGCCTCAACATTGGCTGCCGCACAACGTCAAAGACGATGGGCTTGAAGTACGTCACGCCAGACACCACGAACGTCACTTCGCAGCGGTAGCCCTCTGCGAGGAAGTAGTCATTGGTGCTGGACACATCCAAGGTGCACGTCATCTCCCCCGTGGTGCCATCAATGGTCATGCTTCCAGAGGTGAGTTCCGTGCTGTCAGGGCTACCCTGATTCGGCTGGAACACCTTGTACGTGGCGGACGAAGGTGTGACCTTGGCACCGTCAACCTCTGCCCACGTGCGCAGCACTTGGCCAGTGGCGCCGTACCGCGCCTCCTGCGTGCCTCGCCATCCTGGGTTGACAAACGTTGCCATGGTCTACTCCTTCAGAGAATGCCGGGGCTGGGAGTCCAACCCAACCACCTCCGCGACGGGAGGGTGTGTGCAACCGCCGCTTCGGGCTGCAAGCCCGGCTCACTTCAGCTTTGCCTCAATGCTCCGCATCAGTTCAGCCTCCATTGCCTCCACGCCACCAAAAGCCTGGGCCACCTTGGACAGCACGCCCAGCACATCCACCTCACGGATGAAGGCCTGCGCCGTCTCACGCACCAGCAGGCTGCGCTCATGCGGCGTCACCTCTGCGCCGCCTTCACTCTCTGCGGAGCGCGCCTTGGCCAGTTCCACTGAAAACGCCGCACGGGCCTTCAGCGCCGCCTTGGCACCAGCTTCCACGAACACCCGGCGGATGACGCGTCCTTCCGGGCTGCTTGCAAAGCGCAGCAGGAGGAACAGCGCGCGCAGGATGAATGCGCCAATGGCTGCGGCAACACCCGCAATGGCCTCATTGGAGAATGCGTCAAGCATTGGCAACCTCACGCGCGGTCATGGCGTTGCACGCCGCGCACTCCCAGTAGATGCGGTGCACCTTGCCGTCAGACACTGGAACCACGCCAACCCAGCGGTCACGGCACTTGCCGCACTCAAGCCGCGTCACTCGGTGCGGGGAGGCGTCCGGCGCATTGTCACGCCAGCGGCGCCATGCAAGTTGCGCATGGAAGCGCAACGCGCTCCACAGAGGCATTCCGTTTCTCCATGCATCCATCCACGTAGTCTTATGGGCAGTTTCCATGGTCCTCACCCCTTGCTGCTCGGGCGTCCAAAGCCCGGCGTGACGGTGTCCAGCGTGCGCGGAATGCGCTCGTCAAGCCGCTGGTGTGCGTTGGTGGCCAGCGCGTTGGCTTCGCTGGCGACGTGGCGCGCGGTGCTGGCGTCGTTCTCCGCGCGAGCCACGCGTGAGCGCATCTCGCCAAAGAACTCGTGGCGCTCCTGCGCGGCCATGCGCACCAGTTCCGCCGTTTCGCGCGTGCGCTTGTCGTGGGCCTCCAGTTGACCCTGCATGTTCTCCACGCGCCCGGACAACTCCGTCATGCTTTCGTTCAGCGCACGCAGCCCGCTGCGCACTTCGTCGCGGTACTCGCGTTCAGCCTCGCGTCGTTCGTGCTCCGCCTTCTCGCGCTCCTCGCGCGCTTCCTTCTTCGCGTTCTGGCGGCCTTCAATCTTGCCAGCGACCCACGCGCCGCCCTTGAGCAGGCCAGCGCCACCACCCACAGCGGCAAGCGCCTGCGGGCCGTACTCTTGGACGAGCGCGACAAAAGTGCTCACGGCAGGCTCCTCTCCAGTGCGTCCGCCTCCGCGCGGAACTCCGCCACCACACCGCGCCAGTGCTCGCGCTGCTCCGCCTTGGCGGCAGCATCACGCTTGAGCCCATCATCCACTGGAAGCATGGCTGCGGACTGCGGCTGCCAGCCGCGCCCGTCGCGTGCGTCGTAGTAGCCGGTGCGGTGGGAGGGCGCTGGGATCACACGCCACTCGGGCCAGCACGGACACGGTCCGACCGTCGTGCATCCGCCAGTGCGCGCGTGCTTTTCAATGGCGGCACGATCAATCCCCACGCACACAACGCATTCGTCATGCGTGTGCGCGTCATGCACGGTCATCGGGAGCGGTGCACACGTGCACCCTACGGCGCGTGTGCGGTGGGATGGTTCGGTCATCACAAACCCGCCTGCGCGTTGACGGCCGGAATCACGTGCTGCGTGACCAGCCCGTTCATCAGGTCCAGCGCAGCACGGGGCGGCGCAATGGACACGCGCACCTCGGCCGCGGGGATGCCGGCGCGGATGCTGGGAACCGTGGCCTCGATCCACAGGCGTGCGTGCACGGGGTCTGCGGGCGTGTTCACGCGCACCACGCGCAGGTGCGCCACCGTGGGATCCTCGAACAGGTCCGGGTTGCTCTTCAATGGCTCCTGCGCTGCCACCGCGGGAATCACCACCTCCGCGATGAGTTGTGCCAGCAGGGGCGCCGTCTCCGGCTTGGTGGTGCTCAGGTGCGGGATGGGCTGAACCGTGAGCCCGGCGCGCGTGCTGCGCGGCTGCGCGTGCGCCGTGGTCTGGAAACACGTGCCATCCGTACCACCCGGGATGGCGGGCTCCATGATGCCGGCGTCGTCGGGCGCGGGGCACGTTCCGTTGGGGAGCACACCCACGTCCGTGACGTCCACCAGTTCCACGGGGCGGAAGACGGCCGGGTCCAGCTTGGAGTTCACGACGGCGCCGGTGGCCGCTGAAACGGACAGCGCAAGTGCGAGTGCGAGGCGGTTCATGGCTGGAGCCTCCACCGGGAACTTCCGCCGTCGTAGTGGAACCACGTGCAAGCCCCAAAGGGCAGCGTGTAGTCCGTGCCACCGGGCGTGATGATGCGGTTTGCGGCGGTGCTGGCGGCGTCCTCGTTCTTGAAAACAAGGCTGTTCGTGGTGCCCACGTTGCAGAACGGCACGGAGATAAGGCGCGAGCCGGGGGTGGTGATGGGAGTCATTCCTGTGATGTTTCGGTCAGCCGCGCCGCCGCTCAACCGGTGCCCGTAAACGGAGTTTGTGGACAACGCGTAGTCGTTGGCGTCACCGCTCAAAGTCGTGCCCGTTGAGTACGTTCCGCCGATGTAGTCGCCGATGGGAAGCACGCCGAGGACGCTGCTGTTAACCAAGCCGCCGGTGGTCAGGTTCCCCGAGCCCGTGATGTTTGTTCCGCTGATGTTCCCCGAGCCCGTGATGTTTGTTCCGCTGATGTTGCTGCCCACCGTCAGGGTGAGGCCAACCGTAACGTCGCCTTCCTTGTCCACGGTGAACCGCGAGGTCGTGTTGTCACGCACGGCCACGAGCAGTTCGTTCGATGCCGACGTGGCGGGTGCCACCAACAGCGCCGCGTCATCGGACGACGTGCTGGCCGGGTCCTTCGTGATGGTCAGTTGCCCAGCCACGCCCAGCGTGCCCGCGTTCACCTGATTCCCATCACGGTCGATGCTGTGCACCGTGGTGCCGTTGAAGCGCGTCACCCGCGCCTTGTCTCCACTCGCCGCGGTGGCAGCCATGTCCACCACGCTGCACCCGTCGGCGTCTCCCGTGGTGGTCGGGTCGCAACTGGACACCGTGAGCGGCCCCGGGTTGAGCGCGAGTCCGGCGCCCAGCGCAGGCGTGGCGGTTGACACCAGCCCGCTCGCATCGCTGTGCAGCAGGCGCGACGCCGTGCCGCCGCTCACCGCGTTGCCGACGGTGACGCCGCCACCGCCACTGCCAATGCCGTAGGTGCTACCGTAGCCGGCCAACGTTGCAAGCGGGGCCATCACAAACAGCATGAACCACAGGGCGCGCATGCTCATGACGTCACCTCACCGCACACAGGAGACAGCGACCACAACCCCGGCGTCACCAGTCCCAGCACTCCAGCAGTAGACCTGCGGAGGGTTGGAGATGACGTCCACCGTGTACTGCGTTCCGCTCTTGCAGCCGTCACAGCGCTTGGCGCATGACGTGGCAGCCATGGCGGACGTGATGCCTCCATCCTTGGCGTTGCTGCCGCAGAAGTAGACCGCAGTGGCGGACTCGTTCTCAGCCAGAATGGAGCCGTACCCATTGCCGCACTGGATGGCGCGCGCAGCAAGGTTCACGGGCGGGCAGATGACTCCGTTGGGCACCGTGGTCTGCACTGACCCAGGGGAGACCGCTTCGGCCTGCTCAGGGCCGGCCATCATCAGCAGCCCAACCGCGGCCACGATGCAGGCAAGCCCAAGGACCGCGCGTGCGTTGTTCTCTCGCATTGGCAACCTCTCTCACACGTTGGAAAGGACAAAGGCGCCGGAACCGTCTTGCGGCATCCGGCGCCTTTGCTCACGCGCTGGACGCGTTCTTCACTTCTCCGGCTTGACGGCCTCTTCCTTCTTGCCGGCGGGCTTCTTCTCTTCCGAGTTCTCCGCGGGAGGCAGAGGCGGGGACACCGTCTTGCCGTCCAGCGTGACGGTCAGGTTCCGGCGGGCGCACTCGGCCTTGAACTGCTCCGGCGTCAGCACGCGGTCACTGTCCTTCACGTCCTCCTTGGTCACGCCGCGGAGCACGCCGTTCTTGCCAAGGGCAACCATCCGCCCATCACTGTCCTTCACGGTCTTTCCAGCACTGGTGTAACTCATGGACGCCTCCTCAGGCGGGCAGCGGCTCATAGCGGACGTAGATGTCCGCGGCGCCGGCAGAAAGGGTTGACAGGTTGCCGGAGCTGGACGTCAGCGTCAGGACCACCGGCAGGCCGTTGGACTCCGCGTTGGCGGGCTTCACGGACGTGGTGCCGCTGCCAAGCGTGCGCGTGCCGGACGTGGACTTGAGGCTCACGTCCTTGGCGTACTTCTCGGTGGCGCCGCTCTTGCCAACGTCCAGCACCAGGGTGCCGGCGTTGCCAGCAAACTGGATGCGCTCCACCACCAGCACCTCCGTCTGCATCAGGGCTGCGGCGCCGCACTGGATGGGGTCACAGGTCAGCGTGGCCGTGGTGTTGGCAATGGCCACGTCCGCGTCATCAAACTCAATGGTGCGAACCTTCACCCAGACGGCTTCAGCATGAGAGATGAACAGGTTGGGCATGACGTCCTCACTTTCGCGGCGGGTTGCGCCTCTCGTTGTCCACAAACAGCTTGCGGGCGTACCTCTCAGCCGCTTCCTGCGTCTGCGGCCTCCCGTTCTTCTCGGACTGCTCCCGCAGTTCCCTGCCCTTGCGCTGGATTTCTTCCCGCACGCGGGACTCGTACTCTTCCGGGCTCATTCGCGCGCCCCCTGCCCCTTCTGGGGCTGCTCCCTGACGGGATCACCGCCGCGGGTCAGCATCATGCCGGCCACCTTCTCCAGCACCGCCACCGGGCTTGCCAGCCGCTTCTCCTCAGCCGCTCGCCTGCCGTTGGCCTCCGCACGCTGCCACGTCTCCACCACGTCTGCGCAGGTGGCGTAGGACCAACCCTTGCGGAGGTAGAGGTCCACGCGCTCCCCCGTGGCTTCGTCCGTCACCAAGTAGCCAACCGTCTGGCCATCAAAGTGCCGCACCTTGGCAATGTCCGACTCCTCGGGGCCGTCCGTGACGGGCAGTTCAAAGATGCCCGGAGGAACGTCATTCCCACCGATGTCCCTGGACGCGGGCCGCTTGTACAACTGCAGGAACCGGCGGTTGGGGTGGCCGTCCTGCCGCGCCTTCTCCTCCAGGAACGCGTCCTTGCTGATGCGCTTGCGCTGAGGACGCGCCCCCATCACCACCGCCCGCGGTGCTCCACCCGGGTAGGAGAGTTCACCCACAACCGCGTTCAGGATGCTGCGGTCACTGAGGTCCACCGGGTAGCGCTGAGGCGCTCCGCTTGCCGTCAGCATGGGGCGGAACTCCGCCTTGCGTCCGGCAAAGCGGACTTCCTGCGGTTCGCCAAACTTGATGGAAGTGCTGCTGCTGTTGTTGGCCATGGTTCACACCCTCCGCGCATCAAAGCGCGTTGCACTCAACCTTGGTTGTCAGGATCACGCGTCGGACTGGACCAGCACGCCAAACACGTCCATCTCTTCAATCACGCCGTAGGCGGACCAGCCGCTCATGGCGTCGGCCAACTGCTGCTGGGAGAGCATGGAGCCTTCTCCGCCCTGCTGCAGCGCGATCATGGCGCCACCAATGGCCGCGCCCGGGCCAGCCGCGGACGGGATGACCATCAGCGCGCCGCCACGGTCCGCACCCACGTTCACGGTGCCCACCAGGGTGCTGGAGAAGCACGGGTAGCCCTCCAGAATGCCGTGCATGTTGGAGCGGGCAGCCATGCCGAAGCGCGGGTCAAACTCATCCAGCATGCGCGCCGCAAAAGGGCTGGTGTTGTTGCCGGCGTTGGTCCGCAGGTCCGCCAGCTGCTTGGGGTGCAGGCACCACACGGCGTCACCGGCACGGTTGCCCGCGTTCACGCGCAGGTTCATGGTGGCGGCGATGGCGTTGGAGACGGACATGGCCACGCCGGAGTCACCCACCACGGTGGCAAAGCCGCCGAAGAGCGCGGAGATGTCCGTGTCCAGCTTGTTGGCCAGCGCAATGCCAATGGTCATGGCCGCGAAGTCCTTGAGGTTCACGCTGGACGTCAGTTGGCTGATCATCGACAGCACCACAAACACCGCCTTCATGGCCGGCGTGGCGGTGCTGACCGACGTGGTCAGTTCGCTGTTGGACTGCGCGTCCGCTTCGGTCGCACCGTTGGAGACCGCGGTGGCGGACGTGGTGGACGTGGCGCGGGCCTGCGTGGTGGCCGCGTAGCCCGTGGAGTCCTGCCAGTTCACAAAGCCCTGCATGATGGCGTTGTCATGCACCTGGAGGATGACGCTGGAAGGCCCCTTCGTCGGGCGGACACCGGAAAGGCCGTTCGTGGTGGTTTCGCTGGCCATGTTGCACTCCTTGCTGAGAGCGCGTTGGTGCGCCCGTTGGAATCAGCAACGCCCTCAGTGGCGCTGCAGGTGTGGAAGGCTCATGATGCCCGCGCGCACCTTGGCGGGCGCAGGCTTCTGGCTGGGGGTGGCGTCTGCGTCAGGCGGAGGCGGTGCGGGCGGGAGCGGGCTTCCACGTCCCTTGTCCGCTGCTGCCTGCTTCTCCTGCGCGGTCACAAACAGGTACGGGTCGGACTTGCGCAGCGCATCAAGGCCTTCCTTGATGGCGTCCAGGTTCTCCACCTTCCCGTCCTTCACTTCCACCTCTGACAGGTCCATCAGGGGGACCAGCCTGCTGACCTTGTGCGCGTCAGGCGCGAGTTCACGCAGCGTCTCAAGGACCGCGTACTCACGCAGTTTGCTGCGGAGCGCCGCGTTCTCCGCGGTGAACTTCTCTTGGTCAGCCCGCACGCGCTCCAGCACCTTGGCAGGGTCTTCGTCCTGCTTGGTGCCGAACTTCTCAGCCAGCACCTTGCCGATGAGGCTGCCGTCCTCAATGCTCTTGAGGGTGTCCTTGTGAGCCTTCTCCAGCGCAGCGAAGTCCTTCTGGGCCTTCTTGGCGCGCTCTGCTTCGGCCTCGTACTTGGCGCGGTAGTCATCTCCGGCCTGCGCCTTGGCTGCGGCGGGAGTCTCCGTGGACTGCGTGGTGGAGCCGGTTGCAGGCTGGTTCGCCGGTGCCTGCTTGGTCTCTTCCTTGGTCTCAGGATTCATGTTCACACCCTCGGTTGTGGTTGCAGGTGGATAGGAACGGACGCGCAATGGTGGGTCAATGGTGTTGTTGCGCACGGGTTCACTTTTGCGGCCGCACGTGTTGTGACAAATCGCTCCGTTGTGTTATGCGTTTTTCCCATGGCACACATGCTCAAGAAGCGGGCGGGGAACTACGCAGAGCCTGGAACATTCGGATACCAGTTCCGAACCCACCGGGAGGCTCTTCCAAACAAGAACTCACGTCGTGAAATCAGCGACGCAATCCCAATGTCAGAAGGGTACGTCCGTGAACTTGAATACGGATGGCGTGACCCTCCACCTGACGTTGCGGTGGTTCTGCGCATGGCTGAGGTGGTCCGGGCTCAGCCGCTTTCACTGATGCATCTGGCACTGAAAGACCGCGGAACTGTTGTGCTGGACACGGACACGCCTCTGAGGGTTCGGGCTGCGGCAGCCATGGCCTGCGTGTGGGCCGACCTGACGGATGAACAACTCACGGCGCTGGAGCGGTTGGCGCTGTCATTCCAGAGGTGAACCATGGATGGGAAAGAACTCAACATCACGAGCAATGCCAAGGACGCGGGAGAGCCAAACCCTCTTTGGGAAGAAGCCCACCGCGTTGTGTTCCGCCGATGACGCCAGCGCCGGGTGACACGTACCGCAAGATAGGTTGGCTCACTGGTGACGTGAGAGACCTGCGTGTTCTTGCTGTGGCGCTTCTTCCCAGCGGCAAGGCTCACCGTGTTGTGTTCGTGAACCACCACGGGGACATTGTCATGTTCTCTGCGGATGCGTTTGAGCGCCACGTGAAGGATGGGCGCACGTTCATTGGCAGCAGATTCAGACCTTGAGCCATTTGGCAAGTGAGCGCTCCAGCCGCGTCATGAACAGGCCCATGTGCTCCGGCAGACCTGGGTGACGCGCCGGCATCCTGCCTTCCCCAAACGCATGCACCTGCATCAGTTCCGAATGCGAGATGCCGCGCTTTCCTCCCACGGCGTCCAGCACCAGCCGCGGGCCTGTCTCCGTCATCTCCACGCGTCCCACAAGGCTGTCATACAGCGCCCCGGTGTCCTTCAGCATGGTCACCTTGTTCTTGCCGCGCCCCGGTGTTTTGCCGGTGCGCTTTCTGCGCGCGTAGGCCTTTGAAAGCGGAGGCCACTCCGATGACTCCAGCCTACCCATGCGGGTGATGTTGCTGCGGATGGTGGCCACAAGGTTGTCAGCCTGGGAGGCAAGGAACTCACTGATGGAGTCCGGCTCCATGCGGGCAATCAGCTTGCGCAACTGGTCATCTGAGGCTGCGGAGAGGCGGATCCTCATGACGCGCGCTTCCCTTCTGCGGATTCCCCGCCCTTGGGTGCTCCAACCGGCGTGAGACGGCACCGGCAGTTGCCACGGCACACCGTCATCCCGTCACGCGGCATGCCGGCAGCCTCCCACCAGTCCAGCCGGGCAATGATGCCGTGCCGGTCGTGACAGTCAGGGCAGCACTTGTCCTTGCTGCTGACGGTCATCCACATAAGCCACTGCTCATCCACGGGGCGGGGGTCTGCGTCCAGGATGGCCTGCTGGCGCATGTCCCCAATGGTCTGGTTTGCCAGTGAGCGGGCCTGTGATGCCACCACACGCTGGGCGCGCTTGGCCAGTTCCTGCACCCGGTTGGCGTCCAGTGGGTCACCGCGGTTGATGGCCAGCAGGTCCGTTGCCAGCGCCGCCCGGACCTCCACGTCAAGGCGCTCCTCGTCAATGACCACGCCGTAGGAGGCCAAGACGGCCATCATCTCGTCAAAGGTGAGTTCCGCCAGCGTGTCACGGGCTGGCAGAGGCTCATCCCGCAGGGCAGATGCGTTGGCTCGGGACGCACGGGCAAGGGCGGCGCGTTCCTCACGGCTCAGCGGCATTGGGATTCTCCTCTGCCTTCTTCTCTTCCTCTACCAGCGCGCGGGCCTGCGCCACGTCCACGGCGGTCACGCTGCGGATGGTGCTGGGGTCCACCTTGGCAATCCAATTGGCTTCCTCGCGTACCTGGGCGGCAGCCATGTCCCGGGCGCGGCCCAACTGCTCCAGAACCGCAAGCGCAGCTGCCCGCTTGACGCTGTCCACCAGCGCCTCCCCGTCATTGTGCTGGATGGCGTCTTCCACAAAGGCGTCCACCGGGGCGTCATCCGTGCGGGCGCTGATGGCCTGTAGGAGGTCGTCCTGCTCCAGCGCCGCTTTGACCTGCACTTCATGGATGGTGTCTGCCATGTGGGTGAGCCTCCAGGCGGCAGACGGTATGGGTGCGGCTGCATGGCGTCAACGCTGCGGGACCCATGGAAGCACTCGCGCTGGCAACCCTTCAACCACCAACGCCTCGGCTATCTCGATGTTATCCTCATAGAAGATGAGGCCCATGGCAGTGGCATGCACAGGGCACAAGAAGTGCCCACAAAACGCAGCGTCAATGAAGTGACTTACCTGCCCGCCGTAAGGGTGGCGCGGATCGCAGTGCTGACATGGCCTCTTCGTGATTTTCCTCTTCATCGCGCGGATCCGCTGCAAACCTGTTGCGCCAACGCCTGATGGCTTGTGGACATGATGCCGCATCCCATGCACCGGTAGAGGCTGCTGCCGTCCACCTGATGCATGGAGTGCATCACGGGCATCTGCCAGTTGGGAAGGCTTCTCATTGAGCCAATGCGCATGCCCGGGTCCGCTGCATCGGTGACGCGCCGGAACACTTCTTCCTCGCCCGCCACTCGTCCGCCTCGCGGTTCCGCGGCAGCGCCGCGGGGGTCGTGGGTTCATCGGTCATGGGGTCACCTCGTCTGCGTCTTCGTGGCATGCGGTATCTGGGCGTCCACCAGTGACATAGACCGCAGTTCCTCCGCAGTAGAAACTGAATGGTGTTTTCCACGCATGTCCGTTAATCCACGCGCGCACAGGCGTCTCAGCGCACGGAGCCGACACGGCACACGACGCCGCGCAGTCACTGTCTCCGCGCTGTGCCCTGTCACGCCACCAGTTTCCGCGGTCCCACGCGTTCCACCACCCGGCCAAAGCGATGAGCCAGGAGGCAGTCACCATCATGGTCATGCGGCGCCAGTAGGTTGCGTCACTCACGGCACACCTCCGGCAGACCTTCACGGGCGTCAGCTTCCATCCAGATGCCTTCCACGGACTGCTCCAGCACCACGCTGGCGCTGTCCGCAGGGGATGGCAACTCCATGCGGGCCTTCATGTGCGGGTCCGGGTCATTCCCGCTGGCGTAGTAATCCGCGCCAAATGTGCGTCCGTTGTTGGCGGTTTTGAGTTCCACGCGGATGCGCCAGTCATGGCCGTCAATGCCCAGGTGGAGGATGGACGTCTCACCGTTGTTCTGGGTTGGGATGACGTCACGGCACCATGGAGAAGGGGCAAGGCGGGCCGTTGTTGATGGGGTTCCGCTGCATGCGGTGAGGAGAAGTAGGGTTGCGGTGGTTTTCACGTGCGCTCCTTGGGTTCAGGAATAATCTCCAGGTGCTGCGCCATTTGCCGGCGGGCCTCTGCGAGGATCAGCGGTGGGATGCCTTCTTCATGGACAGAGTACAGCGCGTGAGAGATTGGCTGCGTGAACCCAAATGCCACCTTTCCACAGATGCGGATGGTGCAGTGGTAGCAGGTGAGGCCGGAGTACGGGTCATGGTTGCGGCGTGCCTCCAGCGTGATGGGGGTTGGGCCATGGTCTGGGCTGATGACCGCTGCAATGAATGACCGGCGCTGGTCATGGAGAGCGCGGGCAGCTGCGTCCGCATGGGACTTTGCTGTCATGCACCGGTCAATCTTGTCTTGAGCGCTCCACAGGGAGCCCCATGACCATTGGCGGAGGGCCATGTCTCGGAGGGTTTGATGGCTGGCTCCTTCTGCGTCTTCTGAAGGGTCTGGGATCATGCTGCTTCCTCCGCCCGCTTGAACGAGACCACCCACACCCACGGGTTGGCGTCCCACGCGCCGGGGCCGTGGATGGATTCCCAGAGCGTCCGGTACTCCATTGCCGCCGCGCTCGCGTCTGCTGTGCACATGGTGCTGGAGCGCACGCAAACCTCACACGTGCAGCGCGGAATGGAGATGCCCTCTGAGACGGCGTCCTCTCCGCTGATGTCCTGCAGCCGCTCCACGCGCACGCCGGTTACCTCCAGCGTGATGCGGGAGGCCCAGCGAGGCATGAAGATTGATGGGCGCCAAGTGATGCCTTCGCTGTTGCACGTGTCCTGCCACGCATCGTCAGCCCTGTATGCCAGTGCGTACTCATGCGGCTTCACAGGACCACCCACGCTGTAGATGTCGTGGTAGTCGCCATTCAGTGGGTCATATTCTCCACCTTCGATGAATGCGTGAGTTTCCTTGACCCACAGCCGGTCACCGGGCTTGCCGTAGGGGCACAGCAGACCGGGCTTCGGGTCCGCTGGCCACGCCGCGCCGCCGCGGTGGTCCAGTCGGCTCCGAGAGATGGCCCAGCGTTTTCCGTCGGTGACCGGAGCAACATCTCCAGCCAACGAAACGGCGGGCAATCCTTTCACCACACGCCTCGTCTGCGTCTTCTTGCCGTCGAGGATGGCGCGCACCATGGGCGCGCTGAACAGGATGGGG